AGTCATAACTCTTGCCTCTGTCGTAGTAGTCTGAACTATACCCTAACAAGGGCAACACTATACATAATATACCGTTAATTTACCTTACAGCTCTCCTACGAGAACTCTCCCATAGAACAGTTTACCGCTACCAAGTGCCACTAGTTTACTCGTAGCCCTTGCAAAAGAGTTGTATGTGAGCTTGATGTCACCACTGATGAGAGTATATTTCATTATACCTCTCCCACGCTATCAAATGTTTCGACTATGCTGTCAAAAATGCCCAGCTCTGTCATCTTTTTAATCCATCGTTCTTGTAAAGTCATAGTTCTCTCCCTAATTTGTTATATTATGTATTATGTATAGTATACCCCTTGCGAGGTTGCTCGGTTATTGCTACCAATCTTGTCAGTGGAAAATTACAGTTCTCCCGACTCTCCCCCATGCAATCGCTTCATGCGGGTTATAGACTATTCGCTTATTTTATGTCATGCTATTGACAACCAAGCCCGAACCATATTATACTATGAAACTGCAATAATGCAACTGCTACAAGCTCGATTATGTGTATCATAACCCCCTGTAAGGGGACGCTTGCTCACTATTGATACTATTATTTCAAGTACCACCGTAAACAGTTAAATTGTATTATATGTATGTAAATTGATAATCACCGACCAGAGTTTTTATGCTCTGTTGTTCTTATCTGTTACCAGTATATATCACTTTGTGCTTTGTGTCAATACATTTATCTTATATTGTGTTGTATTATTTACGTTTGCACCGTTGCAACCATTCCTTACGGTAATTGGTCATGCTTAATAAGACGGTGTAACGCCACGTTGTAAAAGTGAATTGTACTTGACAAAGCGGTGCATTTATTGCATTATGTGCGTCTGGTACAATATGACCACGACGGCGATATAATGTGCTTATGCTTTGCTTATCTTATAACCCCTATTGCGGTTATGTATCTATATTATCACGGCATTGTGCTTGTGCATAGTCTAGTAATTATCGAATATTATGTTATAGTGCTTGTGGATAAGTCGGCGATAGTGCCTGTAGTATATTGTGCGACACTAAGAATATATGTATAAGATGAGTATATAGTCAGGTATAGAGCAACGTCGCTTATACGTCATTACACGGCGTTACAGGCGGTTATGCTAACAATAAGCATATGAGTTATAAATGGTATAAAATAACCCCTGTATTATCAGAGGTTACAGAATCCGCGCAATGTGCCTGTATTGGCTATTACACCATATATGTATAAGTACTATATAAGAGAATATATAAAAGATGGTATGAGTATAAAGGATAGTATAGCAATATAATCAACTATAGTGTGTAATACTTTATATTTACGGTGGTTACATCTTATGTACATAGCGCAAGTGTTGCCGTTACGGTGCATTATAGTACCCTATCAATCGACGTTATATATTGCGTATTATACAACTTTACAAGTTTGCCGTTCTGTTCAATGGTTATAGTCTTCTTGCCGTATAGATGTTTACTAATAAACCCATTGACGATAATGCCTTTATATGTTGCGGTTACTATTGTCATGTACGGTAGTTTGTTTATAAACTCTTGCATATATATCCTTTATACTATGTTGATACTACTATAGTAACACACGCTATGCATAAGCACAATACATATACGTTGTAATATATACAACACTAATACATATATCATACCATTACATTGCGTATAATGTTATTATATGTTTATGTTTTTTTATTTGCGTTATTTTATTTATGTGTCATAATAGGTGGGGTGGGGGAGGCTACAATATAGTGATGTGGGGTTTACAACAGCGCAGGGATGTATATCAGCTCAAAAACACATATCCCATATTTTTGAATTGTATGGATACTACCAGGGAAGGGGGTGTAAAGAATACAGTAAAACTATTACAATCTATGTGAAATGTATTGACAAATCACACATACTGTGATACTATAAGAAGATGAGAGTAACGCATAAATCAATTACCCTTCTTGTTCCCCCGGGGGCGACGAAGGAATGGGTGAAAGCCCAAAGGGATGAGATGGTAAGCCGTCTTATTCAGGATGTACCAAGGGGAGAAGCCTTTCAGATACGGAAGCAATGGACAGATAAGGCTAATGGACGCTGGATGACAGTAATAGCAGATATAACTGATTATGATGAGCCCAATGAAAAGTAAGCAGGGCTTGAAACCGACAAAGAGACCAACGGCAGAGGACAAGAAAGAAGAGCTGGCACAGGGTAACCAGTGGCAAGCCACCCAGAGACAACAGAACTGGCTCAATTACTATATGAATCCTAGGGAAAAAGAGACCTGGGGGAATGCATATCAGAGTGCCATTAAGGCAGGATACAGCGAATCGTATAGTAGGAATATACTGAGCGATAGTACTGCGCTAGAGTGGGTAAAACAAGCCCGCAATATCATGAGGCTCAACCCTGAGCACCTTAAGATGGCATTGGCACAGATTATCAACGATAATATGGCTAAAGATAGCGATAAGATTGCTGCAATTAAGCTACTGGGCACAGATCAGGGCATGTTCGTACAAAGATCATTAATAGGTGTTGTTCCGTTAGAGGAAGCACTCAATAATTTAGAGTAGGAGGCCATTATGGCAGAATTTACACAAGAAGACGTACAGAAGATCGTAACACCGCTAGAGCGTAAATACGGCTGGGGAACAGAAGAAACAGAGGATGGAATTGAGCTATTTATTACCGATGATGCATTTACTGCACATGAAGTAGTAGAATCACTTGAGGTTCTACCAGAGTTAGTAAAGGAATTGGAGAAAAAAGTAGATGGACATAGCTATCAAATTATTGGATGAAGCCCTTCCGGTATACAACCACGTAACAGTGGACCTAGGAATTAGACAGTTTAAGAAACTGATGAAACAACGTGTTAAAGATGCTCACTTGCCTAAACGATACTTTAGTGATGTAATACGAGACTTTAAGAAGCGACAATGGAAGATGTATCACGATGCATTTCCAGAAGATAACAGTAGCCATCCAACTCATAGCCACTTTGCTATTGACAAATTGGATTTGGTGTGATATAGTGGAGTAAGAGAATATGGAATTAAAACCAGAAACAGACAAAAATAAACGACAGTTTTACCTGTGGCCCGAGAACAAAGAGTTCTACGATAACCTGCAGAATAAATCTAAGTTTATTAACCTCCTGATTAAAAAATACCAGGAAGACACAGAAGAGGACGAGTAACACATGGAACAGCTCACACCAGAGCAGTTGCAGAAAGTACTTGATATCCGCAAAGACTTTTATAGGTTTGCAAAGAATAATCTGTTCATCAAGAACAAGAATGCTCAGATTGTCAACTTTGAACCTAATAAGCCTCAGCGGGCACTTATAGACTACGTGCTGTGGTGCATACAGCAGGGAGTACCTATTAGAGTTATTATCCTTAAAGCCCGTCAGATGGGACTATCTACTGCAGTAGAGTCTCTTATTTACTGGTGGACTAGTACTAACAAGAACATCAACAGTGTCATTATTGGGCACGAAGAGACTTCCGCAAAGAACCTCTATATGATGTTCCGCCGGTACTACGATAATAGCAACCCCCTATTCAAACCAACAATCAAATACAATACCAGAACTGATCTTTCTTTTGAACGATATGATGATGGAGGTAACCAAGTTGGCTTGGGAAGTTACATCAAGACCGCAACTGCAAAGAACAGCTCTGCCGGACGTTCAGATACTATCCAGTGTCTACACGCCTCAGAGGTTGGAGAATGGGAAAACGGAGAAGAACTAGTTGCATCAATCATGCAGACAGTTCCTTTCCTTCCTAACACAATGATCTTCCTTGAGTCAACAGCTAAAGGACGTGGCAACTACTTCCACAAGGAGTGGCGAGCCGCAGAGAAGGGTGAGAACAACTTTGTTCCTTTCTTTTTCCCTTGGTGGCTCATTGATGAGTACGAAATAGACGATGAGGAGCCAATCGGTGATCTCAACGAATATGAACAGATGCTTATGAAGCTTATGGAAGAAGGATACACTACTCGCTTTGGTGAGAAGTTCCTTATAGCACAAGAAGAGGCATACCGCAAGCTTAAGTTCTACAGGAGCAAGGCAAAAGACTTTGCAAGCACACCTGAGAGAATGTTCCAGGAATACCCGAGTACAAGCCATGAAGCGTTTATCGCTAGTGGTGCTAACGTATTCCCAGTATTGGAACTTGAAAACCTAGAGCGACAGGCTGAGGAAATCTCAGAGACTAAACATTATGAGATTGTTACTGGAGAGAGTAATGAAGATTACTATATCTCACCGGTACCTTATGATGCAAGAATTAAGGAGAATAATGGACCACTCAAAATATGGCAGGAGCCTCAATATGGTGTTGAGTATGCTATCGGAGCTGATGTTGCAGAAGGGCTTGCCACTGGAGACTATTCAGTTGCCGAAGTTGTTAATACAAGCACAATGGAGACAGTTGCTCGATGGAGAGGAAAGTGTGACCCGGATAGATTCGGCGAAATACTTGCGGCTCTTGGAACGTACTATAACTACGCACTTATTGGAGTTGAAGTAAATAACCACGGACTCACAACTATTCAGAAGCTCAGGGACACGTTCTATACGAACCTCTATAAACGAGAGAGCGGATATGACGAGGACTTTGAGGAGCCGACTAGTCACCTTGGTTGGAAAACAGACATGCGGTCTAAACGTACCGCTATTGACACACTTATTAAGATTATACGTGAAGGTATCAACAAGGACCCAGATAAGGTGTTCATTGAAGAGGCTTTCTCTTACGTCAGAGATGCTCGTGGACGTACAAACGCAGAAGAGGGAGAACATGACGATACAGTAATGGCTAAGGCTATTACGTTCCAACTCTTCCTATGGGGAGATAACGACGTTACAGGACTTAATGTTACTAAAAGCAGTAAGACTAAAAAAATAAAGAATGGTAAAAGATAATGTATAAAGACCCTAAAAAGCCATCTGGCGAGAATACAACTCCTGCCGTAGCTGAATCTGACGAGTCAGGTATCAAATACGACGCCCTTCTGAACGTTGTCATGTCAGACTACGATAAAGCTCGTAAGTATGTAAAAGATAACTATCAGGAAGTGTGGGAGGAGTGCTTCAAAGCTTACAATGGCATTCGCAGCCGACACGGTTACGAAGGTACTGCTGATGAATTTGCTCCTGAGACTTTCTCTATTGTAGAAGCGCTCAAGGCCAGCATTGCTGGTAGCAAACCTAAATTTAAATATGTTCCACTTCGTGAAGACCAAGAGAAAGACACAACTACGCTCAATGCCCTAGTTGACTTCTACTGGGCACAGAACAACATGACCGAAAAGGTACTTAACTGGGTAGGCGACATGATCGTTTATGGTAACGGTATTCTTATGGTCAGCTGGCAGGGCGATAAGCCGCTCATTCAGCACATCCCGCTAAATGACTTCTTTGTAGACCCAGCCGCTACACACATGAACCGTCCAGAAGAGCCAGGATACCCTCGCTATGCAGGATACCGATACCTTACTAGCCTTCAACAGCTTAAGGCAGAGATGGTCCCAGATACAGACGGTAACCTAGTTGGTAAGTACAAGAACCTCGACAGCATTACTGCCGTAGAGGGCACTGACGACGAGATGGACAAGGACCGCAAAGAGAAGTTTATTGGCTCTACCTATGGTAAGGATGCCTACAAAGAACAGATCGAAGTTGTCGTTTACTTTACTCGCCGTAAGAAAATCATGATTGCTAACAAGACTACTTGTATCTATGATGAGGAAAACCCTTACAGCAAGCCAGAGACTACAGTACCTGTATCAGGTATGATTAATGGCGTAGAGTTTAACGGCGAAAAGATAATCCCTGAAATTCGTGGATTCCTACCGTTTGCTATCCTTCGCAACTATGTAGATAGCAACCTATTCTTCGCTCGTGGCGATGTGGAAGTAATTATCCCATCACAGGAAGCATTGAATGACACCGCTAGCCAGAAACGAGACAACCTTGCATACGTACTCAATAACATGTGGCAGATCGACCCTCGATTTAAGCACTTGGCAGAACAAATCGAATCAGAGCCGGGAGCTATCTTCCCTATTCCACGAGGAGCACTTACTCCTATTGAGAAGCAGGACATTAGCGCCAGTGCTGATAACGAGATAGAACGCCAACGTCAACAGATGCGTACTGCAACCGCTGCAGATGCCGCTGTACAAGGTGTATCACAAAAGTTCTCACGTACTACTGCTACAGAAGTACAGGCACAGCTAAATCAAGCCTCTATGCGCTTTACCACTAAGGTACAAAACCTAGAAGACGAAGGATTTAGCCAATTAGCACAAATTCTATACAAGATGATTCAAATCTTTGTAGACTCACCTACAGCAGTCCGAGTAATCGGTCCGAAGGGTGTCGAGTGGAAGAAATATGACCCAACGTCTTACATTGGTGAATACGAACCACGAGTTGTACTTGATTCTACCGTAAAGGCAGAGAAGGCAGCAGTGGCACAACAGATGCAGGTGGCAGCACAGTTCAGCTTAGGCAACCCACTAGTTAACCAGGCAGTATTCCTGCGACGCATGTACGAGGCTTTGTTCCCAGACATGCCAAAGGATGACATTGAAGAGTTCTTAGCTACACAGGCACCTATTATGGGACCTGATGGACAGGCTGTGGACCCTAACTTGGTTCAGGGTGATGCTCAGGTAACACCAGAAGCAGCCGCTAGGTTAAAGGGAGAGATTCCAACTGACCCAAAAGCGACAACCGACCAGCGTAGACGAACCCAATCGGGTAATCAAGGCGGTGGCGGAGCTGATAGCTCAAGTAATAACATTCGTCGTACCCGGGCAAACCAACCTAGCACAACGCTAGACGCTAGCTCACGACCAAGATAATAGAAAAGGATACACATGGCAAAGAACAAAGAATACACTACAGCTCAGATTGCAGCCCAATGGAAAACATTCTCCAAAACGGCTGCTTTCAAGCAGTTTATCGACTATATTGACTTCCAAGACCAGATGGCCATCATGGCCGCAAAGGGTCCTGTCATGACATTCAACGAAGAAAGTGGTCAAGAAATCGCTTTTAACCGAGAATTAGCCGCTTCCCTATTGCAAAGAAGCGTGGGATATGATATAGTACAGACATACGTAGAAGGTTATGTAGAATATACAACACCAAACAAAGAGTAATCTTTGTGCAGTCTGTATTTCATACAGCCAGAGCGTAGCAAATCATTAGAATAAATGGAGTTCCTAGATGGAAATTGAATCCCCTACCTTAGGGGCTGAGACTCAAGACGGCCTGGATAACCAGCCTACCGTACAAACTCAGTCACCGACGGCGGATGCCACTAATCAGGAAACTATCTCACCAGCGCAAGCTACCGAGGCAGTATCAGACGACAGCACCGCACCAACAAACGTAAGCGGAGCTGACGAGACTGATGAAGGTCTTGCTAAGTTCGCAAAAGGTCAAGGCATAAGTGACGAAGACTTCACCGCTCTCAGTGAGCGTGAGAAGAAACTACTCAAACTAGCCAAAGACAACCAGACTGCTGCCCGTAATAAGCCAGCAGATAAACCACTCTCAGAAGCAGTCAAA